TCATTCGACGTCGTTGTAGAACTGGAACCCGCCGATCGCGGCACAGACGCTGCGCCCTTGCGCCCATTGCGGGTTCGCCCCCGCCCGGTGCAGGTGAGTCGCTCCCCCCGTCGGGTCGTCGAGCAGACCGGCCACCGCGCGGCGGGCGATCCGCTGGGCGACGGCGAAGACCGGGTCCGCGGCGGTCACCGACAGCAGCCTCAGCCGCCCCGGCGCGTCCGGGTCCCAGCAGGGGAACTGCCCCGGCAGTCGGCAGACGGCGACCACGTCGTTCCCCCACCACCACCCTCCCTGGTCGCGCGCCCGGCCGACGCGGTTCATCACGACCGCCGCCACCGCCTCCATGGCCCGCACGGACTCACCGCGCGCCTCCCCCCACAGGGTGCGGGCGAGCGTGTCGATGGCCTGACCGGGAGCGTCGGCGCGCAGCACCTGCGGCCCGGCCGCCGGTCCGGGTTCCGGCTTCAGGACACGCGCCCTCATCGGCGGCTCCCATCGCCATAGGGCGGGGCAAAGGGCGCGCAGCCGTTTTCCAGCTTGGTCTCGATGCGCAGCAGATGATCGGTCAGCCGCCGCTCCACATCCTTCAGCGTCGCGACCGAAACGTAGGTCTTGGCGACCTCCAGCTTGTAGGCGGCCAGGCTCTCGCGGACCTGCGCCTGGGCGGTCTCGGCGCGCGCCCGCACCGTTTCCAGCGCGGTTTCGGCGTCCCGGCGCAGCCGCGCGATCAGCCAGAACAGCCCGCCCATGACCGGCAGCTCGACCGCCGTGATCCACCAGGACAGGTCGATGGACTCCTGCATCTCCGTTCTCCAAGAAAAAAGGCAAAAGAAAAGGCCGCCTCCGGTCAGGGAAGGCGGCCCGGCGCAACACGGGTCCTCAAAAGCAGTGGTCACACGTCCCAGCCCTCCGCCGGGGTCGGCACCGCCGCGGAGCGCCAATCCGGCTTTCGTCCCGGCGCCGGCTGACGGTCGAAGCGGAACGGCTCGCAGGACAGCGCGCCGGCCACCGCGTCAAGCCCGTCGTCGCGGCCCGTATAGCGCCCGTCCGGCGACCATTCGCGCATCTCGCGGATGAAGGGCGTCTCCCACACCGCGGCGTGGGCCAGCAGCCGGCGGTCGGCCAGCAGGGCGTCGAACGCCTCGCGGATGCGCAGCGCCTTGGCGCGGCGGCTGGCCTCCTCGACCACGGCGGCGCCGACCGTCTCCGTGCGCAGCGCCTTGCGCAGCAGGCCGGGCAGGAAGCGCCCGATGCCGTTGATTTCCACATGCACCGCCGGCAGGTGATGCCGCTCCAGGAAACGGGCGACCTGCAGGCACTGCTGCTCCGCCTCGGTGTCCGGATCGCCGGGGTCCACCGACAGGTAGAGCACGCGGTGCAGGTAGAAGCGCCCGTCCGTCCCGCCGAACACGGCGGCGACGACGCTGGAATCGCCGGGCTTGCCGCCCTCCGCAGCCGGGCGCGCGAAGGCCGGGTCCCACCAGCAGGAGGCCGAGGCCATGCGCAGGCCGTTCAGCGTCAGCACCGCGCGCCCCGCCGACTCCCGGTATTCCAACTCGCCGTCGTAGCGGCCCAGCCGGTCGGGGTCGAGGAACCCTTCCGCCTCGTTGACCGGCTGCAGCAGCATCTGGCTGGTGAACTTGTTGGGGCCGGTCGTCTTGCGGATGCGGTTGACATGGGCCTCGCCGAAACGCTGCGGCCAGGCGTAGCGGCGCCGTCCGTCCGGTCCATCGGTGTAGACCGGCAGGACCAGCCGCGCGAAGCCGTCCAGGAAGGGCCGAGTCTCCCCCGCCTCCGTCCGCGGGTCCTCCGCGTAGATGGAATAGTAGCTGTGCGGCGTCCCGACATAGAGCTGCACCCCGCCCGGCACCAGCAGATAGTCGATCTCCGCCAGCTTCTCGCGCAGGTCGGCGCGCTTGCCCGGACTGCCGGAGGTCCGCGGCACCTCGACGTCGTCGCAGATCACCACGTCGGCGCGGCTGCCCGTGATGTTGCCGCCCACACCCGCCGCCACCATGGAGGGGTCGCGCAACTCCTGTGCCCGCACCACGGTGAACTGGTCGGCCGCCCACTGGTCGCGCTCCTTCGCCGGGGGCTTCAGGCCGCGGGTGTCGGGATGGCGCTCGATGATCCGCTTGACGTTGCGCACCATCTTCTTGGCCAGCTTCAGGTCCGCCGCCAGGACGAGCAGCCGCCGGTTGGGGTCCTGGTAGAGCATCCAGGCCGCGAACAACCCGACGATGGACGACTTGCCCGCTCCGCGGAAGGCCATCAGCAGCAGGCGCGGCCCGATGCCAAAGGACCCGACTCCGACCGCTTGCCGCTCCAGCCACGCGGCGATCTGCAGATGGTGGCGGGGGGTGGTCAGCTCCGATTGCCGGTTCCAGTCCTGGACGAAGGCGAAGAAGCCCTTCTTCCGTGTTTCCGCCGCCTCCATCACGCCACCCGTCCCAGAATGTGCCAGCCGGCGCCGTTGGACATGGTTGTGACCGCGCTGCCGGTTAAGTTCAGCGACACCGGGGCGTTGTCCGGCCCACTGCCGCCCTGCACGGTGACGGTGACCGGGTTGCCCGACACGTCGGCCTTCTTGACCGTCACCGTGCGCCCGACCGCGTGCAGCGCCCCCGCCGGCGGCAGCCGCACCGTGACGGCACCACTGAAGGCGCTCACCAGATACAGCGCCTGGTTCAGGTCCGGCTCGAACAGGCCCGGCTGGTCGTGGAAATGGGCGTTGCCTGGCCGGTTGTTGCCGGCCACCACCCACCAGCCGGCGCCGTTCGACAGGACGGTCACGAAGTCGTAGCGGTTGCCCAGCGCCACCGTCCGCCCGTCCGGCCCCGGCCCGCCGTCCTCGGTGATGGTCAGGCGGTGGGTGGAGGCGTCGGTCCGCTTCACCGTCACGGCATGGCCGTTGGCCGCCCCCGCCGCCGGCAGCCGAAGCTCCACGTCGCCGCTGTAGGCGCTGACCAGATAGACGGAACTGGTCAAATCCAGCGCGACCACGCCGCCCGCTTGCGGCTCCACATACTCGGTGTCGTAGCGCAGGGCCTCGACGACCAGTTGGGAGACGCGGCTGCGCGCCAGCCGGTTCTTCTCCGGATAGCCCGCGTTCACCGCCGTGTAGCGGCCACCCGACAGGTCGTAGATGGCCGGGCCGGCGGACATCGACAGCAAGTTGACGATGGCCGTCTCGACCGACCCGGCGTCGAGTTGCACGTTCGGCACGCCGCCCAGCGATTCGGCGTAGAAGTTCAGGATCAGCGTCTTGTCGGTGTTGGCGCCGACGCGGAAGCAGGCCAGCGCCATTGTGGAGAGGTTGGCCTCGCAGTCCTGGAAGCTGTTGTTGTACTTGCCCTGCTCCACGAAGAAGCCGCAGCCGGCGATCGGCGCCGACAGGGAATAGACGCGCACCATGGAAAAGCGGTTGGCGTTGGGCGTGTCGCCCTCCCCCGTCCGGGTCAGCCACACCCCGTGCAGCGACGGGCGGGCGACCAGCACGCGCGACACCATGTTCCAGTAGCAGGGCCAATTGGGGTCGACGTACCCGTCGAACAGCAGCCCGACCCGCGGGTCCCAGATGGTCAGGTCGCTCAGCGTGTTGTGCACGCAGGGACCGTCCCGCCCGAACAGCCGCACCGCGGCGTCGCCCCGCTCCAGCCGCAGGCCGCTCACCGTGGCGTAGCCGTCCGGCAGATGGATCAGGTCGAACCCCGCGGAGGAGCCGGCAATGACGGACCTCTGCCCCGCCCCATGCAGCGTCTGGCCGTAGCCCACCGTCAGCGTGTTGGTGATCCGGTAGGTGCCCGGCGGCACATAGACGGCGTCCGCGCTGGTCAGCGCCGCCTCGATCGCCCGCGTGTCGTCGACGACGCCGTCGCCGACCGCGCCGAAGTCCTTCACCGACAGGGCGTCGGCCAGCTTCTCGCGCACCGGGCGGCGCACCGCGCCGGCGCCGGGGGCGACGAAGGTGGACAGCGCCTCCTCGTCCACCGGTTTGCGGGCGATCGGGTTGCCCGTGGTGTCGAAAGCGAGAAGCTGACCGGCCCGCACCGCCCGTTCCGGCAACCGGTTGGAGGCCGGCAGGTCGGTGTCGGTGTAGCGCAGCATCAGCTCCTGATCGCCGGCCACCTGCTGGAGCGCCGCCGTGAGCTGGTCGAACTCGCGGTTCAGGCTGGAGGCCGGAAGCGGCCCGCTCTCCAGAAAGTCGCTCATCCGCTCGATGGGCAGGCGGCGGCGCAGCAGGACGGGCGTCCCCGCCTCCGGCGGCTCCGCGAACGCCACCGTGCCGCCTGCGGTCTCCCCGGCGCCGGTCACCGCGTAGCCGGTGGTCTGCCGCGCCGCGCCCAGAAAGACCTGAAGGTCACCGTCCTCGAAGACCGGAAACGGGAAGGTGAAGTCCGTCTGCACGCCGTCGGCAAGATACTGGACGCGCGGGTTGCCGCGCGGAACGTCGATTGCGCTGGGCATGGGGCGCCCCTCCTGCTGCGTGGGTTGACCGGAAGCGTCAGTAGAAGCGGCTCATGAACTCCAGCCGCTGGCGCTCGGCGAGCTGCGCCTGTTCCAGCAGGTTGCGGCGGCGCACGCTGTCCACCTCCTGCTGGATGGCTTCGCGCTTCAACCGGTCGGCGCCTTCCGCCTCCCCGCGCTCCGCGGCGCTGTCCTTGACGACGCCGAGCAGGATCGCCTCGCCGGAGCCGTCCGCCGCGCTGACCCCGTTGGAGCCGAGCGTGGCGCGGGTGCGCGCCACGGTGCGGCGCAGGGCGTCCACGCGCCGCCGCTCGTCGGACTGCGCGGCGGCGGAGATCTGGGCCAGCCGCGTGCGGGCGTCCCCCTCCTTGTCGGCCAGCGCGGTGGCCTGCCCGGCGCGGAGCTGCTCGGCGGCCAGGTTCTGGCTCTGCGCCAGCCAGTCCATCTCGCGGACGCGCTGCCGCTCCGCTTCGGCGCGGGCCTGCTCGTCCTTCTGGCGCTGAAGCTCCTGGTCCTGGCGGCGCAGCTCGTCCTCGCGCTGCCATTGCAGCCGTTGCTGCTCCGCCTGATAGGCGTAGCGGCGCTCGTCGGCGGCCTGCTGGCGGCGCGCGCTGTCCGAGGTGCCGGAGACGCGGTCCACCGTATCGGCGACGGAGTTCGCCAGCGGCAGCGCCGTCGTGGCCAGGGTCGTGATTCCGCCCATCAGTCGTTCACCCTCAATTCCATGGTTACGGACAAAAGCGTGAAGGGCAGCGGCGCGTCCTGCCGGATGCTCCACAGCGGCCGGTCGCTGTCGCGCCGCCAGCCCAGCGCCCGCAGCTTGCGGTCCCCGGAGACCAGCGCCGGAACGCCGCCCGCGGGCTGCGGCCCCGTCCGGTGCAGCGGCAGCTCCTGAAGGCCGCGCCCCAGGTCGGCGTGCAGCGCCGCCGTCTCCTCCAGCCGGAAGCCGACGGAGACCAGCCGCACCGCGTCGGTTCCGCCCGCCTGCCCGAGCAGGCTGACCGGCAGCGGCTCGATGCGGTGGCTGTAGGGCAGCCCGGCCGCGACATGGCGGGCCGGCGGGTCCAGCACGATCCTGCCGGCGGCGACGGTGGCGTCGGCGCGGACCGTCCCGTCGGCGACCACCGCGACGGTGCGCCCCTCCAAATGATCCAGCCCGCTCCACACTGCGGTCGGGGAGTCATGGTCGCCGACCAGCGCGGCGTCGAGGTTCAGAGCGTCGTCGAAGCGCTCCACGCTCCAACGCCCGGCGCGGTCGACCAGCGCGTAGACCTCATCCCCGACCACCGCGACGGAGCGCACCGCCCCGTCGGTCTCCAGCCGGGTCCAGGCGGTCACCTGCTCCAGCCGGTAGACGGTCAGGGCGCACAGCGCGCCGTCCTCCATCACCACGAACATCAGGCGGCGGCCCTGGTCGTAATCCTGGTCGCGCGGCTTCACCACCAGATGGCGGGCCAGCAGCGCCAGATCGTTGGCCTGATAGGCGGCCTCGGTGTCGGTGTAGAGGAACTCGCGGATCTCCCGCCCGTTGCGCGACACGAACAGGGTGGCCCCGTCCACATCGCGCGGCGGGACGGAGCGGTCGACGGGGGAGCCGATGCGCGTCTGCCGGTGCACCTGGATGTTCTGCGGAGTCAGCGGGTCTCCCGACACCATGTATTCCGCGCCGGAGGTGAAGACCTGGAGATGCCGCCCGGAGAAGACGGCGCGCACCGCGTTGACCTGATCGGACAGGATGCCGAACTCAATGGCCTCGTCGTCCTGCCCGGTGCCCAGGTCGAAGTTCCACAGGTCGGCGGAGCGCGACAGCCACAGCCGGTTGGGCAGGTCGCGCGACCCGCCGATGACCAGCCGGTCCTGGTGGAAGGCGGCCGACACCGGCCAGCCGCGCAGCGGCGAGAAGGACTGCTCGTCCCAGGCCGTCGTCGTGGCGTTTCCCGCCAGCGTCTCCAGCGCCGTCGCGGTGACCTGCGTCGCCGACACCACCCCCTCGACGCGGAGCTGTTTGCCCTGGATGCGCAGGCGCGTGCCCTCCTGCTTCGGGTCGAAGACCGGAGCGGAGGCGGTCACCGTCATCAGCCCGTCCGTTCCCGACGGAGTCAGCGTCACGGCGGGATCGGCGAAGCGGTAGAAGGGCATCGCCACCCGCTCCCCCTCCGCGACGTAGCTCCAGCCGGTCAGCGCCCAGGAGTCGGCGCCGCTGCGGGTCAGCTTGCGCGGCGGCACGTCGGGATGGCAGACCAGCAGCGTGTCGGCGCTCTGCGTCCAGGTGATCTGGGGAAGCTGGGCGGCGGTCCAGGGAGCCTCCACGCTGGCGATGGGCGTGTCGTTGCCGTAGACGTCGATCCGCCCCTCGGAGAAGACCAGCAGATAGGTCTGCTCCGTGTTGAACTCGAAGGCGACCAGCCGCCCGTCGCCGCGGGCCGGATCGACGAAGGCGAGGCCGGACCGCCGCGTTACCCCACCGGTCGGGTGGATGAACAGGTTGCGCAGAGCCAGCGCCCCGTTGTCGTAGGCGCGCAGGTCGCCGCGCCCGAGCAGGCGGCGGGAAATCTCCCCCGCCGTGAAGTTGGTCTTCACCTGACGAATCCGCGCCATCAGCCCCTCGCGTCGATCAGGGTGAAATCCTCGAAGCCCGGCTGGCTGTCCTGCAGGGCGTCGATCTGGCGGGCGCGGCGGAACTCGCTCTCGGCCAGCCGCTGCAGCAGCTCCGCCCGGCTCGTGCTCTCGGTCAGCGGAATGCAGAACTCCGCGGCCAGCCGGGCGATCAGCGCTTGGTCGAAGAAGGCGGGAAAATCCTCCTCCGCCGGGCGCCCGACATAGGTCAGCACCACCACGTCGGACGCCGCGTGCAGCGCCCGCCCGGCGATGCGGTAGTCCAGTCCGCGGCCCCGCCCGCTCATCCCCGCGCTGAGCGCCCGCAGGAAATCAGCGGGAAGCTGGAAGGCCACGCCGTAATCGGCGACCGGGTCGTCCGCGAGCCGCGCCAGCCGGGCCTGCCGGGTGGCGAAGCTCCAGGCGTTGGCGGAGAGCAGCGCGTCGCGCGCCGGTTCGTAGAGCGCCCCCGCGACCTCCGCCTCGGCGGTGCCCTCGTCGAAGGCGGTGATCGCCGTCGCCCCGATCTTGATGAGCGCGCGGCTGCACAGCCCGATAGCCGTCAATGCCATGGGATCGATCCTTCGGATCAGAGGGAGGCACGTCGCCTTAGCCCTCTCCCCCCTGGGGAGAGGGTGGCCCGCAGGGCCTCTCGCGCTGGCCAGAGGCCAGCGCTGACGACGGCAGGCGGATGCCTCTGGCATCCGCTGAGAGCCGGTGAGGGGGTTGCGCATGGCGAAACGTCCGGCAAACGCGCATCCCCCTCACCCTGACCCTCTCCCCGCTTTCGGCGGACCAAAGGTCCGCCTGTCGCGTCAGTGCAAACGTCGTTTGCGCGTAAGCGGAGGGGAGAGGGGACATCGAAGGAACCCCGTCAGTCCGCGTTGGACGCGCCGAAGGGAGACAGGTTGGCGACGTCCACCACCCCCGCCGCGTTGGCAGCGACCACCAGAACGCCGGCGGCGGGCGTCCCGCCGGTGCCGGTGTTGGCCAGGATCATGTCGCCGCTGCGCAGCAGATCGGACGCGCCGTTGAAATAGCCACCGTTGTCCACCAGCGTGGCGGCGTCCGGCGTCGTGTAGTGCCACAGCGTGAAGCCGTTGGCGTAGGCAAGGACGCTCAGGTCCTTCGGAAGATAAGCCATGGGGGAAACTCCAGGTCGGTCGTCGGCGGGGAGGGGCGTCAGGCTTCCAGGCAGCGCATGGTGACGACGCCCGCCGCGTCGATCAGACCGGCGCCCTGCGACATCATGTTGTTCACGAAGTGCGCGGCGCGGTCGCCGTGCCAGGAGATGTCCGTCTTCACGTCGGCGCCGGAGGCGTGGCCGATGGCCGTCTTGTGGTACCAGTGGCACAGCCTCACGCCGCCCTCCGCCTTCAGGCCGGAATGCGGCATCCACAGCGTGCCCAGCCAGCGCTTGGCCTGGGTGCCGCGCCAGGGCAACTCGTCGGCGCCGACATATTCGGTGCTGGCGAACTCGTCGATGCCCAGAAGCTGGCTCCACTGCTTCCAGCCGACGACGGCGAAGCGCTGGCCGTCGTCGGGCACGTCGGACTCGCCCAGCGTCTCGAAGGCCGCCAGAACCTTTGCCTTGGTCAGCCCATCGTTGGAGCCGCCCGCGTAGTTGGTGGACTTGTTCAGCTCGCCGAGGATGAGTTCGTCGGTCTTGCGGCCCAGCGCGTAGGCGCCGGCGCTGGCGATGATCTGCCGCTCGTCGATGTTGGTCTTCAATTCGTCCAGCCGGTCGACCCAGTCGCCGGCGTAGAAGTCGTAGAGGGTGCATTCGACCGGCGTGTGGTCCAGGTTCATCACCGGAACCGCGCCGTGGCGCGCCTTGGTGGAGGCCGTGCCCTTGCCGACCTTCTGGAAGACGGTGGAGGCGCCCTGGACGTTGTTCTTGGTGCGCACGGTGTTGCGCAGCTTGGAGCCCATGCGCTGGTAGGCGTCGTGCACTTCGCGTTCGAACTGCTTGACGAAAGCCTGGGCGACCGAGGTGGACATTGGACTGTTTTCCTTTCGCGTTCTGCGGGATCCCGTCCGGCGGGAAGCATTCCGCCACCCGGTTGTCAGGCGCGCCCGGTCCCGGAAAAGGACAAGGGGACGCGCGCCCGGCCGCGGGCGAAGCGCGAAAAAGAAAGGGGCCGACCGGGCCTTTCGGTTGTCCGGTCAGCCCCTTTCAGGACAGGCGTGGAGGGGAGGTCGGGATGCCGCGGCCCACCGCGTGAGGGGACGCACGACGGGCGTTGGCAAGACCGTTTCTAGGACACCTGCCCTTCCATGTCAAGAATATTTTCCTTTACCGCAATCCCATCATCTTGGCGCGGTACTCCCTTGGGGCACGGAATATCCCCCAGAACCACGGTGTTGAATCGTTGGCCATCACGGCACGAAAAACACGGCATAAAAGAGGGATACGCTTCATGAAGACGATCATCACCGCCTGCGGCGTTGCCGCGCTTCTGCTCGCCACGCCGGCCCTTGCCGACAGCCTGTCCGGAACCGCCGCCAAGGAGGTCCCGAACAACAAGCCGGCCGGGCAGGTCGCGACCACCCACGGCTCGCTTGACCCGGCGGTCGGGAAGATGACCGCGGCCCAGCTCAAGGGGAAGGACATCTACGGCAGCGACGGCAAGGACATCGCCGAGATCGAGGGCATCGTCCGCAAGGGTGGCCAGACCTTCGCGGTGATCGATGTCGACCACGTCGCCGACATCAGCGACAAGGACGTCGTCCTGCCGCTGGAGCGGCTGCACATGAAGGGCGAGCGCCTGACCGTCGACATGTCGGAGAACGACCTCAAGGGCCTGGAGTCCTGGCAGAAGGGCAAGTACGAGGACGTCAAGGGCGCGTTGCGCTGACCTCCGGGACGTCCTGGGGCGGAGCGGTCCGGGGGCGGCAAAGGCCCCCGGACACTCAAGTCGTCAGGCCAATCGTCAGGCCGTCCGGCGCAGGCGCACGGCCAGCAGGTCGGCGGCCTGCCCGGCGGGAACCGGGCGCCCGGTCAGCCAGCCCTGGACCAGGGTGCAATTGTGATGGCGCAGGAAATTGGCCTGCTCCTGCTTCTCCACACCTTCCGCCACCACGTCCAGCCCCAGCATGTCGGCCATGGCGATGATGGTGGAGACGATGCCGTTGTCCTCCCGCTCGCTCGGCACGCCATTCACGAAGGAGCGGTCGATCTTCAGCGTCGTCACCGGCAACCGCTTCAGGTAGCTCAGCGAGGAGTGGCCTGTGCCGAAATCGTCCACCGCCACGCGGATGCCCATGGCCTTCAGCGCGGCCAGAACGGACAGGGCGTGGTCCATGTCCTGCATCACCGCGCCCTCGGTAATCTCCAGCTCGACCAGATCGGGCGACAGGTGGTGGCGGTCGATGATGCGGCGGAAATCCTCAGCGGAGCGCTGGCGCAGGTGGCGCGGGGAGATGTTGACGGCCACCGGAACCGGCTCCAGCCCATGGTCGATCCAATCCCGCAACTGCCGGCAGGCCTCGTCCAGCACCCAGTCGCCGAGCGGCACAATAAAGCCGGTGTCCTCCGCGACCGGGATGAACTCGCCGGGAGAGATCATGCCGAAGCCGGGCTTTTCCCAGCGCAGAAGCGCCTCGAACCCCTCCAGCGACTGGTCGATCAGCGACACCTTGGGCTGGTAGTGGAGCTGGAACTCCCCGCGCGCCAGCGCCGCCCGCAGGTCGCGGTCCAGCGCCAGATGGCGGTGCGCCTGGTCGGCCAGCTCCTTTCGGAAGAAGGCGTGGCGCTTGCCGCCGGCCCGCTTGGCCGCGTAGAGCGCCGTGTCGGCGGAGCGGATCAGTTCCTGCGCGCTGTCGGCATGGTCGGGGAACAGGGCGATGCCGATGGATGGGCGGACGTAATGCTCCGTCCCCACGAGCAGCACCGGCTCCTCGAAGGCGGCCAGGATGCGCTGGGCGGCGATCTCCACCTCCTTCGCCTCCCCCACCTCGTCGAGGATCACCGCGAAGTCGTCGGTGCCGATGCGTCCCACCGTGTCGCTGGCCCGCACCGTGACGACGATCCGCGAGGCGACCTCCTGCAGCAGCAGGTCCCCGGCGTGGTGGCCCAGCGTGTCGGTGATCAGCTTGAAGCGCGACAGGTCCAGGCACAGAACCGCGAAGCGGCAGCCATGGCGCCGCGCCCGCTCGATGGAGGTGTCGAGCAGCGACTCGATCAGGGCGCGGTTCGGCAGGCCGGTCAGCCGGTCGCGCGTGGCGAGGCGCAGCAGTTCCCGCTCGTGACGCATCCGCTCGGTCATGTCGGCCAGCGCGCAGACGTAGCTGCGCCGCCCCTGCACGTCCAGGCAGGACAGGGAGAGCGAGGCGTCGATCCGGCCGTCCTCCCGCTCGATCGCCAGCTCCTCGGCGCGCTCCGTGCGGCGGCCGCCCGTCCCCGCCGCGCCCGCCGAACCGCCCCCGGCCAACGTCCCCAGGCCGAGCAGCCGGGCGACCCGCTCGCGGTCCTCCTCGGCGAACAGGTCGGCGAATCGATGGCCGTCGAGCCGCTCCGCAGGGACACCGAACAGCGCGACGGCGGCAGGGTTGTGCTCCTGGACCAGACCGTCCTCGCCGACCAGCACGATGGCTTCGCCGATGTTGTTCATGATGCCGAACAAACGCTCGTCGCGCACGATCAGCGCCTCGGCGGCCTGCCGGAAATAGTCCATCGCGCGGGCCATGGCGCCGAACTCGTCCTTGCGGTCGCGGCCGGGGATGTCGATGCCGGTCTGCCCTTCGGTCAGCCGCTCCATCCGCTCCGACAGCGCCTCGATGGGGCCCAGCACATGCTGCGACAGGAACACCGAGAGCGGCCAGCTCAACACCAGCAGAACGGCGATGAACAGGACGAAGGCCAGAGCCTCCATGACGAATTCGCGGTCGAGGTCGTCGGTCCCGCTGGCCGCCGCGATGGCCCAGCCCCAGGGTTCGAAGGTCAGGCTGGCGCGGACCGAATGGCCCTCGCCCATCCAGCCCTCGGGCACGCGCCCGTCGGTGAACACGCTGACATGGAAAGGATCGCGCCCCAACGCCCGCAGCGCCAGCCGCGCCTGTCCCTGACCCTCGTCCCGCGGCAGGGCGCCCGCCTCGATGGCCGTGTTGATTTCGCCAAGCATGGCGTGCGCCGACCCGACCAACGCGTGGGTCAGCCGTTCCCGTTCCGAGATCAATCCGCTGCGCAGCAGGTAAAGCGCCGGTATTGCCGCCATGAGGCAGCCGATCAAGCCGATCCAGGTCAGCCAGCGGATCTTGCGGCGCAACGTCATTTCGGTTCCGGCGGCAGTCGTCGCACCCGGCCTCTGCCTCCGGCCGGTTGTCATTCTGCGCAAAAGCCTCGCTTTTTTATTTCAAACACGCAACGGCCAAGTTGCCCGTTCCGGCCCTCCCGCGTCCTTTTCAAACCGGCTGCGACATTTCGCCCATCCGGCGCGGCATGGCTTCGCGGATCCCCCCGAGAGGCCCCCCTGCGAAGCACGCCGCGCCGCCGGTCCGGCGACCGATCAGGCGGTCGGGTAAAGGCGCCGGAACCCGTCGGTCACCTTCGACACCACCGCCGGGTCGCGGTCCCGCCAATAGCGCGGGTCGCGCATCAGCGCCTGAAGCTCCGCCTCCCCGCCGGCGGACGGCGCGCCGGCCGGCATCGACAGGGCGGCGGGCTCGCCCCCGGTCATCATCCGGTGAAGCGCCATCACCCCCTCATAGGTGGTCGACAGCCCCTCCACCGCCGCCGGCGGCAGGTTCTTCACCGCCCAGGCGTGGAGCTGCCGCGACACCTCCCGCCAGCGCTCGGCCCCGCCGAACTGGGCGGACAGCCGCTCGACCTCCCGTTCCGCCTGGAACTCGGCGGCCAGCTCCTGGATCAGCGGGACCAGCCGCTCGGCGGCGAGGTCGTAGACGAGCTGCGCCTGCTCCGGCGTGAAGCCGGCGCCGTGCAGGCGGCCGTTGATCGCCGGGTCCGGCTCGAACAGCCCGTGGTCGCAGGCGATGCAGTAGCCCTCCGGTCCGTCCGGCACGCCCGGCGCCTTCAACAGGTCGGGCCGCTCGCCGCCACCGTGGGCAGGGGCGGACAGCTTGCGCTCCAGCTCCAGATAGGACTTCAGCAGCGCTTCCACGCGCACCGCGCCGGTTTCCGGGTCGCGGAACTTTTCGGGCACCGCGGACGGGGCGCCGGGAACGGGCGAAGTCAGCAGATTGTCGGCCATGGATAGCTCCTTATCGATGAAAGAATCAGGCGCCCTGCCCGCGGGCGGCCAGGGCGAGGATGAGGGCGACCAGACGGCGCTGACCCTCCAGGTCGCGCAACGCGGCGTCGGAGGCGTCGGGGCCGAGCGTGCGTTCCAGCGTCATGGCTTTCAGAGTGGCCAGCACCCGCGCCCCGTCCGGCCCGGTGAAGCAGCGGGCGAAGCTGGGCGCCGGATCGCCGGCCGGAACGACCTCGGCGGGCGAAACTCCATCCAGCCAGTCCCAGCCGCCTTTGGTCCAGCCAGCCGGATCAGCCATGGGGAGCCTCCGCCCGCACCAGCTTGGCGGGCACGCCGAAGGCCTCGCCCAGCCAGCGCGCGGTCGCCGCGACGTCCACCGCGGCCAGCGCGTCCGGGCCGAGCTGCCGCGCGGTGTCCAGCCAGCGCAGCGTCGCCTGGACGTCCCGCTGCGCCTGCGCCTGGGCGAGCGGGGAACGGTGCTGCAACGCGACTGTGCGCCCGTCGACCGCGATGTCCGGGATCTCGCCGCGGCGGCGCAGGATGCCGACGGCGCGCAGCACCAGCGGCGTCAGCAGCTCGGCCTGGAGCCGCCCATAGGTCGCGCCGAGCAGCCGGGCCATCTCGGCGGAGCGTTCGACCACCTCGGTCGCGGTCATCCGCGGCTGGTCCAGCGGCCCCAGCCGGTCGGCCAGCAGCGCGTGGCGGATGCGCGCCCGCAGATCGTCCAGCACGAGTTGCGACACGTCGAAGCGGCCGGGGTTGGCGAGCGGCGTCAGCCCGGCCGAGCCCACCGCCTTGGGGATGATCGTCCCCGGCACCAGCCGGATGGTCGCGGGGTTCAGCACCCCGTCGTCGTCGGCCTGCCAGATGCCGGTGACGGCGACGGAGGCGTTCTTCAGCACCAGCTCGACCACTTTGTTGGCGGTCTTGATGTCGGGCAGCGCCTTCATGACCGGCGACCGGCCGTAGGTCTCTCCCGGTGCCTTCAGCCAGCGGAAGTTGATGAAGGGAGATTGTGCGAAGCGCCCCTCGGCCAGCGTGGCGGGATCGGCCAGCCCGCTGTCCAGCACCACCGTCCAAAGGTAGGCCAGCCCATCCGGCAGCACCGCCTCGACCAACGGAAAGCGGCTGTCCGGCTCCGCCGCGCCGCGTTCCCGCACCTCGTCCGGGAGGACCGCGCCGGGAAAGCGGCGCTCGATCTGGGCCAGCGTCGCCTCGCTGCGCCGGAAGGTGCCGTCCAACCGCCCGTCCGCCCCCTCCTCCAGCACCGCCTCGGCCAGCGGCACCGCGGTGAAGCGCAGGCTGGACGCGCCGCCGGGCGGGGCCTCCTCCATCAGCAGGCAGGCGGTGCCCACCGTCACGAGGTCGAGGAAGGCCTGATGGATCTCGACGGCGAAGTTGGAGCGGTCGACATGCGCCTGCACGATACCGGCGGCGCGGTCGAGCATCGGGGCCACCCGGTCGCGCTCGCCGTCCGGAAGCGAAGGGCCGGGCTGAAGCCCGAACCAGCGCGACCAGGGCGGGGTCAATTCGGCGAGCAGGCTGGCGGCGAGCTGTTCGACCGCGTCCGGCGCGGTCCCGTCGAACAGCCGGTCCACCCGCCGCTCGCCGGGGGTGCCGCCGCCGCGGAAGGGCTGCCCGTTGGGCAGGGCGTGGTCGTAGCATTCCTGCCAATGGCTTTCCCAGACCGACCGGCGCTCCCGCGCCGCCCGGTAGCGCTCCAGCAGCCGCTCCGGCGCGTTCGGCGAAGCAAGACCGGTGGCGCCTTTGCGGCGCCCTCGATGAGCGTTGGGCGTGATGTTGGGCACGCTGTCCGTCATGGCCTCACTCCCCCAACAGGCGCTTGCGCAGCGGCACCAGCGCGCCGACGTCCAGCGCGCCGCGCCAGGAGGTCTGGACCGTCCCCGCCCGGCCCCGGTTGCGCCGCTGGATCAGCGCCTCAGCGGCCTTGGCCGAGTCCTTCTCCTCCTCCGTGGCCGGAGCCGGAGCCGCCGGGTCGGCGGCAGGCGGAACCACGGGAGGCGGGGCCTCGACCACCGGGGCGGCGGGTTCCGGAACCGGTTCCGGGGCGGTGTTCCACCAGGGCGTCGTGATGGGAACCGGCGCGGGAGCCTCCACGGCGACCGGTGCCGGGGCCGGCGCGGGGACGGGCTCAGCGGCGGGCGGCGGCGTGGGCTGGGGAGTGGGCGCGGGATCGGGGGCGGGGGCCGGGGGCGGCGCCGGCCGGGGCGCCTTGAACAGGTTCGCCATGAACGGGGTTTCCTTGTTCGTGGTGAGGAAGGGCGACGGGAAGCGGGACGGGCCGGCGGCGCGGATCAGGCTGCGGGGGTGAGCCGCGTCAGGCGCCGGTGGAGCTGCCAGGGCGTCAGGACACCGGGCGCGTGGAGACCCAGCAGGCGCTTGACCGCCTCCACGCAGGTGAATGGCCCCCAGGGGGCCGGCCGATTCAGGCCCCGCCGCACCGGCGCCGGGATCACCGCCATGCCCAACCCGTGGTACCAGCCCGGCAGGTCGAAGGCCGCGGGCAGTTCGAGGACCGACACGTCGGTGAAGGGCGAGAGCGGATCGACGATCACCCAGTGGCGCCCGTCGTGCAGCAGCGCGAAGCAGTGGCGAAATCCCGGTTTCAGCAGGCGCAGCCACCACAGCTCCGCCTCGCCCCGAAAGACCACCCAGGCGCGCGGCGCGTCCACTCCCGCCCGGCAGGGTTGGGGCAGCGGCGTGCTCACTGGACGATGCCCTTCTCGCGCAGCACCGGACGGAGCCGCTCGAACGCCTCGCGCCACAGGGTGTGGGCACGTTGTTCGCGGTATCGCGCGGGGTCCGGCGCCATCAGGCGGCGCCCGTAATGAACCAGCACATGCAGATGGTCGCGGATCAGCAGGCGGCGGCGGTACAGCCGGTCCACCGCGCACAGCACGTCACCGGGCTCGCACGGGCGCTGAACCAGCCCGCGCCCGGCGGCGATGCGTGCGCCGGCGGCCTTGGCGTCCTGCGCCTGGACCGACCAGAACCACGCCTCCTCCGCGCTGACGAACGGTTCCCCGACGGCGTCGGACAGGACCATGGACGTGTTGCGGTGATGGACCATGCGAGAGGCCTCCCTGGGAGTTGCAGCTTTTGGGTTCGCGGGCGCAACTTCGCTCTCGGGCGGAGCGCCGGATGGGCCGCGTCACGCGCGGCTGGCGAACACATGTTCACGTTATGTACTGATTAAAATCCTTCGTCAAGGAAAATATGAATAGGTTCCTAGGGACGGGCCGGCTCGTTTATGTGATTATCCTCCCATGCTCAAACATGCGGACATTTGGCGGGCGATCGACCGCCTCGCGGCCCAGCACGGGCTGTCGGCCTCCGGGCTCGCGCGGCGCGCGGGGCTGGATCCGACGACCTTCAACAAGAGCAAGCGGACCACCGGCGACGGAAAGCTCCGCTGGCCTTCGACGGAGAGCGTGTCCAAGGTTCTGGAGGCAACCGGCGCGTCGCTGTCGGAGTTCGTCAGCCTCGTCGGCGATTCCGCGGGCGCCGGCTCGCTCCAGCGGGTGCCGGTCATCGGCTATGCGCAGGCCGGCAACGCGGGCTTCTTCGACGATGCCGGCTTCCCCTCGGGCGTCGGCTGGGACGAGCTTCTGTTTCCCAGCATCGGCGACCCCCACGCCTACGCGCTGGAGATCGCCGGGGACAGCATGGACCCCGTCTACCGGGACGGCGATACCATCATCGTCTCGCCCGCCGCGCAAATCCGGCGCAACGACCGCGTCGTCGTCCGCACCAAGGGCGGCGAAGTGATGGCGAAGCAACTCCTCCGCGAAACCGCCACCAAGATTGAGCTGATCTCCATCAACCGCGCTCACCCGGACCGCAGCATCCCGCGCGCCGACGTCGCCTGGATGGCCCGCATCGTCTGGGCAAGCCAGTAAGCGTCAGCCCTGCGGCTCTCTGTCCTAGGATTAAAATCCTTTACAATGGCGACGTAATGGCTTAGCGTCCGGTCATGATCGGAACCGCCGGAACGCTGCCGCGTTCGTCCCTTCTGAAAGACCTTGAACGCCGCCACGACGATGCGCCGCCCCGCGACGCCATGCGGGCAGCGGTTCTGGAAGGGGCAGAGCGTTACGTCGCCCTGGCCCATGCCGCCGCGCTTCGTCTGCACGACCGGCTGGCCGCCGAGGCGCGGCGGGGCTCCGCGCACCGCCGCCGCACCCTGCCCGCCGACCGCACGGTCGGCGATGTCTGGTTGTCCCGCCTCACCGGCGCACTGACCCACCACCGCAACGCCGCCAGCGCGCTGATCCGCAAGGGTGGCTGATCCATCCGGCCGTCAGGCGACCGGAGGGGCGCCGGCCCCGCCCGCATCCGAAGCCGCCCCGTCCAAGGCAACGACGGGTGCGGTCCGGGCCTTCTTGGCGCGCGGCTTGCGAACAGGCGCCGCGGCGGGCGGATTGTCCGCCGGGTTGGTCGCCTCCTCCGCGCCCAGACCCGTGATGGGCTCCGGGACCTCCACCGTCTCCACGGCCTTGTCCCGGTCCACCGCTTTCTTCAAAACCTTGCTTTTTGAAAAGCCAGCCTCGCGCAGGGCCGTCTTCAACTCCTCCCACGCCAAGCGGATTTCCGTGGCGAACGCCCGCGCATCGTCGTCGCGGTGGGTGCGGAAATACTCCGCCGCCTCCCGCATCTGGGCCGGCAGGGTTTCCGCCCCGGCGCGCACCGCTTCGTTGCGCAGGCGGTTGTGGCGGTCGTCGAGATAGGTGAGGATCTCCGACAGTTCCTCCGGCGTGCAGCTTTTCTGGAGCTTGTCAGTGACCACGGGCGCGGCCTTGTCGATCTTCCCGATCAGCTCCGACCGTCCGCGCTTCAGGTCCGGATCGTAGACGGTGCGGATCACCTGGATCACGCGGCGCCGTTCGCGGAATTGCAT